GAGTCGCAAAATAAACGTCTTCGAATTCGTAATCGCCGCGGCCGTAACTTGCTCCGGATGCGCGGTCTGTCTTGGATTCTTCAAGCAAGTTTTCAATCGTGATGCGGCCGAAATTTCCGGCTTGCCCGTTTGCCTCGAAAACGGGAAAAACTTGCGTTGCAGCCATCTTGTTGTTGTTGGCCTGTAAATCAAATTCCATCATAGAATCTGCGATATCTGGTCGCGAACGGCTTAGTTGTGTTGATGGTTTGGGCATTTTTAGAACTCCTGAAAATTTTGTTTTGAATGGAATGGGCCGCGGTGCAAATCACCGCGGCCAAATTTTTAATTGGGTGCGATTATGAAAGCGCTACGCCGTCATTGCCAACAATTGTCCAACGGTAAGTTGCCGCTGCATCCGCAATTGATACCAGCAAAACCGTATCCAAAATCGCCGCAAATGTCATAACCGTATTTCCGGTTTGATTGACTGCACTGGCCGCCGTCACAACTGCATCGCCGCCATCGGTTAACATTGTCAACGTCAAAAACTGACCGGTTGAAACTGGGTCCGAAAGTGTTCGGGTTTCCGCTCCGGCTGTGACGATTGGAACATACGAACTTTTTGTAGGTGCAATTGCTCCCGCGTCGCCTGGGTCTGCCAGTGTCTCCAATCCGGTTGTTGCTTCCGGATAGTAAACGACTTCGATAACGTCGCCATCGGTTGTCGCTGCTTCAACTGCTTTTCCAATTGCTTTTCCGCCGGCAACCGGGGCGATTTCGCCTGATGCTGCGCCTTGGAATTCTGCGCCGGCCGTAATTGCCGCATTTGCAATTGCAAAATGAGTGCCTGACGCGTTCGCCATTTTTACCGACATTTCCTCTTGGAAGTTGTCGCGGGTCGCGTCTGGTGCGTATCCTGCTCGCAACGCTGAACCGAAAGTGATGTCATTGATTCCGGCTAGATCAACGCCGGCCGCGGTTTGCTTAACTCGCGAATAAAGTGGAATCGCGGTTGCTCCTGGCAACGCGCTGAATTTGCCGGTATCGTTTGTTCTTGACATTTTCTAAGCCTTAAATTTTGTGTTTTTGTTTGTTGTTTACTTTGAATCGAAACCAAGGCTAAACCTGGTTAATTGTTGTTTGCTTCTGCAATCATTCGTTCGCGGAGCTTTGGTTCTTTTTGCAAGATTTTCCGCACCGCTTCGTTTTGAGCGATTCCAAGTGATGCGGCCATGATTTCCGCGCGGCTTTTGATTTGTGCGGTTGCTGATTGCCTGGCCGATTGCGCCGCCGTTGCTGATGATTTCCGAACGGCTTTAGCGCCTGCTCGTTGTTTGGATCGCGTGACTTTTGGTTTTCGACTTTTCGCCAAACCAGCAAGTAGTTTTCGAAGCTCTTTTGAATTTGCAACAACGTCTTCTTCTTCTTCGTCCATCGCAACGACTTCTTCGTCGTCTTCTTCGTCCATCGCAACAACTTCTTCTTCTTCGTCAATCGCTTTGACTTTTTCAGCCAATTTTTTAACTTTGGCCTCTAGCGATTTGATGTATGCCGCGGATGCGTCTTCAATGCTTGAAGCTGCCAAAGCATGCTCAAGAATAAACTCGGCCGTTGCTCCTGAAAATTTCGCTTTCAAGTCTTTCAGGCTTGCGGGGTTTTTTGACATTGTTTTTTTGTCCTTTTTTGCTGGTGGTTCGGAACGTCGCGCCAACGAGGCACGAAACGATTCGGGAACCGTAAAATTTTCCGAACGAATAAATGCCGCTATTGGTGTCATGCTTCCGATATCGGTCATATAACCAAGTGCAACGGCTTGTTCTGGGGTGTAATATTTATCTGTTTTGAATTCTTCCGTGATTTCTTCGGCCGTTTTCCCGCTCAATTCGGAATACTTGGAAGCCATCGCCGCCGTTGCTGTTGTCAACAATTCCATCGCCTGTTCGTGTTCGGCCAAATTGCCTTCGGTATAGGTCAATGGGCCGTGGATATGGAAGATCGAATCCTTCTCAATGGTGCGTTTGTCGCCGCAACATGCGATAAAGCCCGCAATTGACGCGGCCGAACCTTGGACAATGGTATGGATTGTCGCCGGATGCGAATTCAACAAATTGACAATGCCTAAGCCTTGCGAAACTGAACCGCCGTCTGAGTTAATCAGCACTTGGATTTCTTCAACGTCTTCGCCGATTGCTTCCAGTTGGGCGTCGATTGTTTTTACCGTGATTGCGTCGTCAGAATCGCCGCCAATCGGTCCGTAGATTTTAATTTTGGGAATCAATTTGTGCCTGCCATTCTGTTGATTCTGGAAATTGCGGCGTTTGTCGCTCGCTCAACTTCGGCCGTGGTTCCCTTTTCGGGCTTATCGTCGGCCGAATTGGTTTCCGGTTCTGGTTCTGGTTGCTGGACGATTTGCGACGTTGCCTGGATTCCATCCGGGGTTGGCATTGGGTAAAGTTGCTGCCAGTGAACCGGTTGGCCGTCTTCGAATTTCGCGTTGATTTTCAAAGCCTCGGATTTTGCGGCCGCGATTGCAAACGAGTTATCCCGTACTGTTTCGCCAACGTGTTCTTCGTAATCCGTGTTTAATTCCGCGTGCATCTTTGACGGGGAAATGATCGCATTGCGGAGCCGCATCAAACGGTCGTTTGTGTCGTCCAACGGTTTGACTGATTGCCAAACCGGATAATGCCATTTATGAGCCGTGAACGCTTGCGGTCCGATTCTCGCCAATGCGCGGGATAAAATCGGGTCGTCTTCTGCGAATTGGTAAGCCTTCGCAATATAGATTGGCTTGTGTGCTTTGGTGTCTAGCGCTCGCTGCGAGTCACGCCATAGCTTTTTTGCTTCGTTTGCGGCGCCGATAAACCCATGGAAATTCGTTTCGCTTGAATCCATCATGCCAACGGAAAGCGGCAAATCAAGATTTCCACAAATCAGTTGAAGAATTAATCGGTACTGTTGAAAATATTCCGGGTTTGGAATCTGCGGAGAAAACCCGGTGACCGTCTTGCCTGGTCCTGGGTTGACTTCCATTCCGGGTTCGAGTTGGTCAAGTGTTTGAGTTTCGCCGGTTGCCGATGTTTGCGTTGACTGATTCCCAAAACTCCCGGTTGTTGCTGGCAATCCGCCGGCCGTCTCCGATTCGTTAATAAGAAACGCAATGCAAGAAACGATTTGTTGCTGTACCAATTTCGCAAAATTAACATCTTCCAGCATCCCGGTTAATTCGAAAATCGGGGCAAATGCCGAAACGCCGCGGGTCATTGCTAAGCGGTTCGAATTGTACATGTGGACAAATTGACGCCGGCCGAACTCGTCGCGGGTGTCGATTCGGGTGAAATCGTTAAAAGTCGTGCTTCTGTACGGGTCAACCTTGTCGGTTGCTATGTAATAGGCTTCACGCTTGCGGTTTTCGTCTAGTTCAACGCCTAGAAAAACCTCGCGATCTGAATCAAGGGCGTTGTTTCGCTCGTTACGGATTAGATACGGTTCGAAAAATTGCAAATGGCCGGAATCAGTAATCGATAACCCGCAGTCGCCGGCTAATAGATGCGTCCAATCCAAGGCAATTTCGAAATCGTGAAAAGTTGATTCTCCGGATATGTCGCATTGTTCCGGGTCGCCTGACCATTCGAGCCAACGGGCTTTCAAGTCATCGTTTAACGATTTATCGCCGGTCATCGGTTCTAGACGAAACCCGCCTTGGACGACATTAGAAACACGACGATTTAGCAGCATTCCGACAACGGAATCGTTTCGCTCTAGATCGTAGCAATCCTCAATGAGTTGATAATACTCATATTCAGATTTGATATGGTAGTCGGCCGATGATCCCATCGGTGCGATATGCGACCGATGTTGATTAAACCGGCCTTTTTTGGTCGCTTTGTATCCTGCATAAGCGCCTTCGAAATTCGTGACCGCTTTTTCAATCAATGATTTTTCGCTGTATCCGGCCATGATTAACCCCTGAAACTAGAGGTGGGACCGAGAAACCGAACGCCGTTAGCCCGCGATTTTATGTTGACATAAATTCGGGCATCTGTTCGCAATTGCTGCAATTGGTTTACATCGTAAGATACTGACGAACCATCGCGGCCGGATGATTGCGGCCGGCGCGCGATTAGTTTGTTTACGATTGTTACAACCGTTTTCGCTTTGGATAAAGACGCGGTTTCCTCGTAATCAAGGGCCGTTTCTAGGTCGTCGATAAGTTCTGAGACTGTTGCCATGCGCGAATTGTACGCTTGGAAACTAGGTAGTTTGGTTTTGCTGCAAAAATTCAAAATACAAGGAAGTTTTTTCTCTATAGCTTAATCCAGATAAGAAAAAAACATCTTGCCAGACTCCTTCTTCGTTTGCATATTTGGACCTGTTGTATGCTTCTTCGGGAAAATCGATTTCTTTAAGGGTGT